CGCATCGTGGCGCTCGCCACGCGTTTCGGACGCTACGGCTACCGCCGCATCACCGCGCTGCTCAGACACGCGGGCTGGCGCGTGAACCACAAGCGCGTCGAACGGCTCTGGCGCCAGGAGGGGCTGAAGGTGCCCCAGAAGCAGCCCAAGCGCGGCCGGCTCTGGCTGGCAGACGGCTCGATCGTCAGGCGGCGCGCCGAGTACCCGAACCACGTCTGGGCCTACGACTTCGTCTTCGACCGGACCGCGGACGGACGGAAACTCTGGATGCTCACCGTGGTCGACGAGTACACGCGGGAGTGCCTGGCGATCAAGGTGGCGCGGCGACTCACTTCGCAGGAGGTGCTGGCCGTGCTCGCCGAGCTGTTCGTCCGGTGGGGGCCTCCAACCTATATCCGCTCAGACAACGGACCGGAGTTTGCGGCGCAGGCGGTGCCGCGGTGGCTCGGCCGCGTTGACGTGCAGACGCTCTTCATCGAGCCGGGCAGCCCCTGGGAGAACGGCTACATCGAGTCCTTCAACGGCCGGCTCCGCGACGAGCACCTCAACGGTGAACGCTTCGACACCCTGCTCGAGGCACAGGTCCTGATCGAAGCGTGGCGCAACGAGTACAACCAGATCAGGCCGCACAGCTCGCTTGGCTATCACTCCCCGGCACCGGAAGTCGTGGCAGGAGCACCGCTGCTCAGGGACGAAACGCTAACTCTGCAAGTGGTATGAATACCGGAGGCAGCCCAAGACCATCGAACCGAACTGGCTGGAGATCGCCGCCGGACTCACTCATCAGGTGGTATGAAACGCGGGAGCAGGTCAACGCTGAGAACGCTCCCGCCGTCTCGATGCCCAGGATACACAGCTGCTGGACTCGCTCCATCTCAAGCGGCGGCCGATCCGCAGATTGTTCGGCGAGGAACTCGGCGGCCTCGACGGACTCGACCGCGAGAGCGGTCATCCGGCCGGCACCGAGTATCGCCATCTGCGCCGTGAATCGCGTTCTTGCTGCCCGCAACTGAGGTGACAGTTCCTCCGGCACACCACCGAGCACAGAGGGGCACGAAGTCTGTTCGCCGCCCACATTGCAGATTCAGCTAGGCGAGGGCCCTGGCTGTGCAAGACGGCTGGCCGCGGTGGCGAGACCACCTGCCAGCGCCTCGAAGATGCGAATGTGTACGGGCAGCAGCGCGTACCAGTACAGCAGCCCCCAGATGCCCGCAGGGTGGAAGTAGGCGATTGCAGCAATCGTGGAGCCTTCGGTCGTAGGCTTCGCCTCCAACTCGAGAACGGCGGTGCCTGGCACTCGCATCTCCGCCATGAGCGTCAGGCGACGTCCAGGCTCAACCGCAACCACTCGCCACCAATCGATCGTGTCTCCGGGCCGAACCTCGGTCGGGTGCCGGCGACCCCTACGCATCCCGGGACCTCCGAGGAGGCGATCGATCACGGCTCGGAGACGCCACAGCCAATCATAGGCTGGCCAACCGGCATCACCTCCGACCGAGGTGATCGCTGCCCAACTGACTTCAACCGGAACCGACGACCGGGCGTTGCTAGTCATCTGCTTGGAGTAGAACGCGACCTCCGGCCGCGACCCACGATAGGCCAGAGCACCTTCCGTCCAGCGCACCGGGACGGCCTGTCGGCTCTCCGCGTCTAGGGCTTCCCGAATTGCCTCCTCGTATGAGTGGAGCCGGAGTGGGATGAGGGTCCGGATAGCTTCGTCGTCCGCGATGAGGTCGTGTCGCAGTCCATCGATCAGCGGGCGGGCGATGTTCGCGGGTACCGCAGTTACGAGATCGAGCCAGTACGAGGAGAGCCGAGGCGTCAGCACCGGCAGGGGGATGACACGGACATGCCTATCTACCGCGCGCGCGAACACTTGCATCATCTCGGCGTATGACAGGGTGTCAGGCCCGCCGACGTCATAGACCGCGCCGCTGGTCTCTGGAACGTTGGGGACGCGCACCAAGTACTCGAGCAGGTCGATCAGCGCGATGGGCTGTGCTCGCGAGCGCACCCACCGCGGGGTGGTCATGACGGGCAGATGAAGCACGAGGTCACGGATGACCTCGAAGGCCGCGCTTCCGGCGCCCACGATGATGCCTGCCCGGAGCTCGGTGACCGGGATAGACCCATCGCGCAGGATTTCGCCCGTCTCGGCGCGGGAATCGAGGTGGATCGAACGCTCACCGGGCGGTAGCAGCCCGCCGAGGTAGACGATGCGCTTCACCCCGACGCGTTCAGCGGTGCGACGGAAGTTGCGGGCCGCAGCTCGATCGAGCTGCGGGAAGCTCTTGCCGCTGCCCATCGAGTGCACGAGGTAGTACGCGACCTCCACGCCGGCGAGTGCTGCGTCGAGCGTCTCCGGTTGCAGCACATCCGCGGCGACACAGTCGACGTTGGTCCAGCCTCGCGCCGTCAGGGCATCGAGATTGCGCGCCGCGGCGCGGACCCGATGACCCCGTTCCGCGAGTAGCGGTACGAGGTAGCTACCGATGTAACCGCTCGCGCCCATGACGAGAACGTTCACGTGGAGCCCCCTTCTCTCGCCGCTATCGGTTCATGAGCCAGATGACACTCTTGAGCAACGTGGCGAAGGACGCCCAGCCTAGCCCAGCGACGCCCCGAAGACCCGATGCATGACCACCGGGAACCGGCGGTTGGCGGTAGACACGAAAAAGCCGCCTGGGAAGGCGGCCCGTTCAGCGGGTCATGGCGACCCTGATCGGACTCAAACTGACGTGACCCCCTGAAACGAGACCAGTGGAGGAGGTAGAAGACTTTTGTTGGTCGCGAGGGAGGGGACGGTCGGGATTTGGTCATTTCGGAACGGTGATGCCGATGTTCGTTCAATGGTGACCAAATCCCGGTAGTGCGCTGACTCCAGCAGGGGCACCTCGCCGCGGATCAGGGCCTGCTGTCGCGACGCCGTGATTCGCGCGTTCAGCGCGTCGAGCAGCAGCTCAAGCTGTCCGCCGTCAGCCTGCTCGACCCACCGGCGGATCGCATCGAGCGCCTCGGGTAGTCGAGCCGCGACCTGCTCGAACGTCATCCGCCCGGCGTCCAGCGGTACGAGATCAGTGCGCTCCGCCTCGAGGCGCGCTCGTCGGTCGGCGAGTGCCCGGCTCTCCTCGGCGAGCATTGCCTCCGGCAGACTGCCCGCGGTGAACAGTCGCACCAGGCGGCGCTGCTTCGCCTCGACGTCCGCGATCTCGCGATCGAGCCGGTCGCGATCGCCCGCGGTGGGGTCCGATCCGACCTCCGCCTTGCCCTCGGCCAGCACACGGGCGGGATCAGCGATCACGCTGACCAGTGCGGCGCGCACCGCCTCCTCCAGCAGCTCCTTCCGCACGTAGGGCGACTGGCAGCGGTCAGCCCTGGGGCCGGCGTACGAGCGGCGGCAGCGGTAGTAGTGGTAGCGCCCTTTGAGCAGCGTCTGGCCAACCATCGCCGAGCCGCACGCCTCGCAGCGCAGGCGCCCGCGTAGCGGGTAGTCGAACGAAGGGTGTCCGCGCTCCTTGCGCGCGGGGTCTTCGAGGCGCGCTCGCACGCGCTCGAACAACTCGACCGAGATGATCGCGGGCGTTGCGCCCTCGACCTCGATCCACTCCTCCTGATCGCGCTCCGTGACGCGCCGCACCCAGCGGCTTCGCGCCACGTCGCGGACCTTCTGCACCTGAGTCCGGCGGTAGATCGTGCGCCCGGTGTACGTCTCGTTCATGAGGATTCGGCGGATCGTCAGCGGATACCAGCGGCCGCCGCCGAATGCCGGGACACTCTCGGCGTTCAGGTCGTCGGCGAGGCGGTTGCAACTGCGACCTTCAGCAAACGCCTCGAACAGCCGCCGCACGGTGGCCCCCTGATCGGGCTCGACCGAACGCTTCCCGCTCTCGCTGTCGTAGCGATAGCCGTAGATGCCGCGCCCTGTGCCTTGGGGGATGCGGCCTCCGCGGGCACGCTCGGTCTTGCCGCGCATCGTGCGCTCGGCGATCTTCTCCCGCTCGACCTCCGCGATGAACGCGCGAGCGGCGAGAATGAATCGCCCGACCGCCGTGTCCTCGAATCGCTCCGTCACGAACTCGAGGCGAGCACCAGCCTGCTCGATCTCGTCGAAGAGGACGCCGATGTGGTTTTGGTTCCGAGACAGCCGATCGACCGCGTAGGCCACGACCACGTCGACCTCGCCCCGTTGGAGCAGTCCTCGAAGCGTCTCGATGCCCTCGCGGTCGAGGTGGAAGCCGCTGGCCACGTCCCGAATGGAACGCACCACCGACCACCCCCGGCTCGCTGCCAGCTCAATGCTGGCGCGCTCCTGGGAGTCCAGCGAGGTTCCATCCCGCTCCTGCGCATCTGTGGACACGCGCGAGTAGACGACGCACCGTACGGGCATGCCGGCCTCCTTTCGACCGTTACAGTCATGACTACCGTGCCGGACGGAAGCTCAGCAAGGGCAAGATGACAGGTGGTCTCGGGCACGCGCGGAGACATCGATGACTGAAATTGATCCACTCGCTGCATACGGAGCGTTCGTCTCAACTGCGGTCGCAGCTTGGAGTGTGTGGGAGTCGGTGCGTCAACGGAGACGTCGTCTTCGCGTGACTTGTGGCATCGGCACTGTCTACGTGCCTACCGGGATCGTTCAGCCAAACTACCAGCCTGCTGGACGCCATGTCTCCTTTAAGGCGCAGAACGACGGACCGCTGGCTGTGCGGGTCGTGTCCTGCGGTCTGGCCAAGACCCGTCGTCGATGGCTCCGACGTGAGGTCGTCTCGCGTATGCAGTTAACGATTCCGGAAAATGTGCATTTCCCACAGGATGTGGAGCCCGGACGTTCCCTTGATGCAGTCGCGAAGCTAACGACGTTCATAGGCACGACCCCGGCAGATGGCTTCATCGAGTACGACCGTCCCTACTTCGCCGATGCTCTGGGACGAACCTACCTCGGCACACTGGATCGAGGATTCCTCGAGGAGATCCGCGCGGCGTGTGGCGACCGTGGTGGTCCGGGTGATATGAGCGAAAGATGAACGTCTCCCCAGACTGGCAAGCTGCGGACGAGATCTGGGCCGCGATGCGTCCCCTCCTAGAGCGACTCCTCGCGGCACCGCGATCGCCACGCGCCCGCGGGAATGTCCCGTCAGTTCCGGGCGTCTACCTCTTCAGTGATCGGGAGCGATACAGATACGTCGGGCAGACACGCAACCTCAGAACGCGCCTCGGTCAGCACACGCGTCCGAGCGGAACCCACTACACCGCAACGTTGGCGTTTCTAATGGCGGTCGAGCAAGCCGCCGCGCACGGTGTACCGACCGAGGGTCGCCCGCGCGCGGTCCTCCAAAGTGATCCCGGCTTCGCAGACCATTTCACGCGTGCCAAGGCCGAGGTCGCCTCTTGGGACGTCCAATTCATCGCAGTCGACGACCCGCTCATCCGGACGATCTTCGAGGTCTACGTACACGTAGTCCTTGGAACCGACTTGAATTCGTTCGAGACGCATTGACTGCCAGGGATGTTTGCGAGGCGGAATGATGACGCCGGCGGGTTGGTGTCATGTCATCACAACCTTGAATGCCACGATGACGCGGCCGCTCACCGCGAGACACATGACGATGTCGTCGACGGAAACCGACGCGGCCAGCCCGGCTGCCGCGGGATAGAACTGCGCGTCGGGCGCCGGCTGCCCCTGCCGCTGCACCTTGATCAGACCGCCGCTGGTGGCGGCTACTCTCGCCAAGAACATCCGCTCGCCAAGCGCGCGGCGCGCATCCTCGCGAGCGTTCAGGCGCACGTTCTCGGTCACCGCTACGCCTCCGGGTCGGTGATGGTCACAGGTTCCACTTGTTCCACCTCGTGCGTCTGGCGACCGCCCGGAGCAAGATCACGCGACCAACGCGCCACTCGCCAGAGCGTGCCGTCCTCGATGAGGCTTCCGTCCCGATCTGCGACCACCAACCGGTAGTACTCGTGTGCGCCGCGCCGTGGGTCGGGCAACGTGGACAGCGTCGCCGTCCGGTACAGCGCTGCCTCCTCGCGCAGCAGCCGCTCACCGACCGGCCCCGCCGTGGCCGCGTCGAGGATTGCCCGGGTCGACGTTGGGCGGCTGTCGGAGCGCACCTCGAACTGCCGCTCCGGCCGGTTCGTGGTCGAGACCGGCGACGCGGCGTCGGCGTTCTCCCGCACCACGCGCGTCGGGAAGTCGGGGTGCAGTGGGTCGTCGATGAGCACTACGACGAGGTTACGCAGCGTGCCCGCGTGCTGCCGCCGCCGATACGGCGTGTCCCCGTCGATCAGCTTCGGCTCGTCGGCATCGGAGTACGTCACCGCCTCGGTTGCGACAGATGGGTCGACGTCCCGCGGTGACCACAGGAATCGGCCCTGTTCGTTTGGCCAGGGCGTCCGGTAGTCGATCCCATCGGCGAGGTCGTGGACCACCTGCCACCAGCTGGTCTCTGGATACGGTGCCCAAGTCTGCACGACGGGGAGCACAGCGCCCACGGTCACGAGGTCGTGGCTCAGCCCGAGCGTGTCCAGCACGGCGCTCGCCGCGGTGCCGAAATTCGTCCCGCTCGTTACCGTGTACGGCGCCGACGGCCCGCTCTCAGTGAGCAGCGTGCCGATGTCAGCGGCGTCGCACTCGATCACCGGCTCGCCGTCCGAGCCGTAGCGGGTGTCGCCGAGCTCCAGACGGAACAGGCCGAGGGGAAAGTCGCGCCAGGCGCCGAGGATGAACCGCTGCTCGACGACCGCGACGTTGTCCGAGGTCGAGTCGAACGGCCCGCCCGGCAGGTCGGCGAGCGCCGATTCGAGGAGCTCGATGCCGCGGATCGAGCGCAGGACAGCGCGGTCGTTGTCGAGTTCGAGACGGGGAGCCCTCGAAGCGAGCACTGCACCCGCGTCACTGAGCGAATCCCGCAACTGGTAGTCGAGCGTGCGCCGCTGCCAGACGAAGCGGGTAGGGACGGGGCCACGCAGCCCGCTCAGCCCGCGCGCGATCTCGCCAGAGGAGACCATCAGACCGCCTCCTCGTAGTGCGTCTCGCTGAACTTGAACGCCGGCTGCGTGAGCGCGGTGCGGTCCTGTACGCGCAGCGACTCCAGCCGCCCGAACACCACCTCCCCCGAGTAGGCGATGCGTAAGCAGTAGCTCGCGCCGCTGAACTGGCGGTCGAGCATTGCACGCAGGCGGTCCCATGCGCCTCGATCCCGGATTGGGTCGTTCGCCGGCGTCACCTCGTAGGCGCGCTGGAAGCCTTCCCCGACGAACAGGGTGTCCTCGCGCCGCCCGCGCGCCCGGAGCGTCGTCTGCTCCTGCTGTTGCTCGACGCCTGCCTCGCGGACGAGCACCGCGGTGTAGACGCTCGGGTCGGCCGGGTCGTGCAGATAGCCCCCGCTCCAGCTCACCGTCCCAGCGACTGGCGGCTCCTGCTCCTCGCTCTCCAGCACGTCGCCGGAGACATTCGCCGTCCAGGTCACGGCGTACTCGTGCTCAACTCCCGAGCCGGTGTGGTGGTCGGTGAACACCGTTCCATCGATGTCGTCCAGCACAGCGATTCGGACATAGGTGGTGGCCGCGATCGCGCGCCCGAAGGCGTCGGTGTAGGCGGCGCGGCGTCGCTTCACGCTGTACTGCACGAACGCCTCATCGATGGTCGGCTCCGCCGCGTCCCACGAGACAAGCAGCCCGGGGAGGCTCGACACCGGCGTCACGGTGAGCCCGGTGATCGTGGCGGGCGGTGGCCACGACGTCGTCACCTCGCGTAGCGGCGAGATCGCGAACAGCTGATCCTCGTCGGTGACCTCGACCTGGAGGTAGTACGTCTGGTTGTTGACGACGTAGCTCCCGGAGACGGCGTGCGACTGCGTGGCGCTCGCGATCTGGCCACTGTCGTAGACGACCGTCATCTGGTCCGCCGCGTACACGACGACCCGATAGTCGCTCTGCACGGGGGCGCTGCTTGGCGGGTTGAACGCGAGCGACCACTCAACGAGGAAGGTCGGCGAGGTGAGCACCTCCGACTCCGCGGGCGCGTCGAGCGTGACGACCAGCGCACGGTCGAAGCGCAGGAAGGCGACGGTCCGGAACGGCGGCTGAGTATCCGCGCTGCTCGGTGCGGTCTGGTTCCCCGAATCGAGCGCCGTGGCGTTGGCGGCGGAGTTGGAGTCCGCGTGGGTGTGGTGCCAGTTCGCGACGTGGTTCGGCGAGGAGGCGGTGCCACCGCCGTTGGTGTTCTCGGCGGCGAACGACTGTGCGTGGACATGCGATTGCGCGTGCGTATGCGCACCACCGCTGGTGTGTGCGTGCCCTCCCGAGCCGCCGGTTGCGGCGATTTCACCGAGCGCGGATACGCCCTTCGGGAAGCGGCCGCGCATGTCGAGCGTGCCGTTGCTGCCGTTGCAGAGCAGCCAGCCGGGAGGGATCGCCGTGAGCAGCCCGAGCCAGAGACCGATGTGGCGCGCCTGCAGATCGTCGTCGCCCGAGTTGTTCTGAATAGCGGCGAGCTTCGTCCACGTCGGCTCGTAGGTATCGGATGAGGTATCGGCCGCGGTGGCAGAGCCGATCGAGACGCCGCTGGCCGTCGCCCCGAACGTCACCGCGTGCGTGTGCGTGCTCGTCGCCGCACCGCCGCCGCTGTTGATCGGCGAGGTCGCGCTGGGCCCGCTCGACGTCCCTCCGGCGTGGGTATGGCTGGCGATGCTGCTGTGGCCGTGCGCGATCGCGGTGTGCGAGTGCGCGCCACCACCGGTGCTGCCGCCGTCGCCACCCGCGTTCGCGCCCTTCAGGAACTTCCCCTGCGCCGCCGCGACCAGCGACCAGTTCGCGGGGAGCCCTGCGCCGTTGTCCCAGTACGCCCATCCCCCGTCCGGGAAGCCGTCCGGCGCGCCGTCGGACTGGATGAAGATCACCGTCCGATAGGGCGGGTCGTTCGAGGCGGTGTTCCACGTGCCGGCGTTCGCGGACGAGGAGGCCGATTGCGCGCCGGAGGTCGGCGCGGTGTGGGTGTGCGGGTTGGCGGAGGCGGTGTAGCCGCTCGCGACCACCGCCGTCGTGTCGGACTCGGCACCCGAGGTCGTGCCGCCGTGGGTGTGGCTCCCGAGTCCGTGCGAATGGCCGGGATCGGTGTGCGTGTGCGTCGCCGCGCCGCCGGTCTGGTCAGGGTCCTGCCCCGCTGCGGCGCCTTTCACGTATCGCCCGTCGAGCGAGGTTACGCGCGACCAGCCGGCCGGGATCGAGGCGTTCGTCCCGGGCCACATCGCGATGATCCCGGCGGGGACCGTCACGGCTACGCCTCCGCTTCTAGGGGCGCGAGCGGCTCGACCGAGATCGGGCGGGCGCTCGCGATGGTCAGCTCTGCTTCGGCCGCCTGTGCGCGGGCCTCGAGCGCGCGCAGCTCGCTCACGAGGCCGTAGTGCCGCGCCGCCTCGGCGATCGCTTCCGGCGTAACGGGCTGCACGCCGAGCGCGACGCCGCGACGCGAAACCGGCGGCTGCTGTCGCTCGCCGTCCGCGAGCACGGCGACCGCCTCGCCATCCGCCTGCTGCTGCAGTTGCAGCAGCACGGCGGCGATCAGCGCGTCGACGATCCTGGGCAGCGCCCCGCTCGGCACCACGACGTGCAGCGCGCGCAGATGGCAGACGTCATCGGCCTCGTGCCCTGCGCCGCGCTGGTAGACATCGACCTCGATCACCTCGAAGCGCGACCGCTCGCGGCGATAGCGCGCGACCTCGCGCGCATAGAGGTCAGGCATCGACGGCCTCCTCGACGCTCTGCACGCGGTACCAGTGGCGCGGTACCAGCGCTCGCGCCTTGCGCAGCGCCTCCTGCTCGGAGCAGGCGCGCACGATCACGGTGCAGGCGTCCGTGAAGTTCCCCTGCTCGGGCTCGAGGCCGGACGACGCGGTGAGCGTCCAACGTGCGAGCGCGCCCGTTCCGGACGCGGCAGACAGCGCGTCGACCTCCTCGCCGGCCCACGTCGAGGGGACGATCCCCTTGAGCCGTGCGAGCGCGGCGGTCGCTGCCTCCGCCGGTGGAGCCTTCGCCATCAGACGCCTCCTGCCAGTCGCGCGCCGCTCGTCTGCTGCCAGTCGTTCTCGGCGCGCACCTCGATCCGGATGAAGTCGCGCAGCCATGCCATCGCGGGGTCGACGACGAGCTGCACGTAGACGGGCGCTGGGGCGGGAGCCCCTGCGCGTGCCGGCGGTGCGGCGTCGAGCGGCGTCACGATCTCCGGCACCCGCGACGTGAGTCCGCCCAGCAACTGCTCGATGTCGCCGAAGCCTCGCTGCAGCCCGAGCGCGAACCCGGCCATCGACTGCTCGCCGAGTGCTGCGAAGACGCGCGACGGGGAGGCGATGCCGAGCGCCGACTTCACGAAGCCGGGTAGGCGGTCCGTGATCGTGGCCTTGATCGCCTCGATGATCGCGCCGGCCATTGACTTGATGCCCTTGATGAAGCCCTCGACCAGCGCGACGCCCGCCTGGAAGAACGCCTGCACCAGCCCGCCCAGCAGCGCGAGGGCGTTCTGGACGGTCTTCTGCACGCCTTCCAGCACGGTCGCGACCACGCCGACGATCGCGCGCCACGCGCCGCTGAAGTCGCCGCCGAGCAGCTTGATCACCGCGTCGAGCACGCCGGTGACCACGCCGAACACCGTCTCGACGATCACCTGAACCTCTGCGAGCACCGGACCGATCACAGCCTCGATCAATGGCCAGTTCGCCTGGATCTGCTCGACGAGCCAGACGACGAGCCGCTGGATGTTCTCGATCGCGGGACGGATGGACTCCTGGTAGTAGACCTGGAAGCGCGCGAACTGCTCCCCCGCGAAGTCCGCGAACCGCTGGAGCTGCGGCACGACGAGCGCAACGAACTGCTGGAAGGCGGGGATCAACTCGTCGCGTACGACCGGGACGACGTGTTCCTGCATCCACGGAACGAGGCGGGTAGCGATCACGTCGACGAGGTTGCTCACGCCCGTGAAGAATGCGGAGAGCGCAGGCTCCATCGCGACCAGCGCCTGGTTCTTGAGGACTGTGAGCTTCTCGCGCCAGTCGTCGGTGTCCTCGGCTGCGCCGTTCACGGTGTCGCTGCCACCCTGGATCGCCACCAGGTAGTCATCGATCGCGAAACGGCCCTCCAGGATCGCGGCCGCCATATCCGGCCCGGCCCGCGCGCCGAAGGTGTCCATCGCCAACGAGGTGGCAGCTGCGCCAGGACCGAGTTCCTGGATTTTGCGGATCGTCTGGTCGAGGCCCTCGCGCATCGGGACGTTGTCGCGCGCGAAGTTGCCCATCGCGATGCGCAGCGAGCCCAGCACCAGCTCGCTGTTCACACCCTCCTTCTCCCACTTGCCAAGCATCGCCAGTGACTCGTCAAGCCCGAAGCCCATTTGCCGCAGCGGTGCCCCGAACTGCACCACCCGTTCCATCAGCGCGTTCACGCCGATGCCGGTGGACTGCGCGGCGCGGAAGACTTTGTCGAGCGTGCCCGACTGTCGATCGGTCGCGACGCTCCAGTCCCCGAACAGCCGCGTCGAATCGGCGATGTTCTGGGAGAGGTCCGTGTCCGTGATGCGCGAGAAGTTGATCAACTGGCGCGAGAGGGCCTGCAGCGGCTCGCCAGTCAGCCCGAGCCGCTTGTTCAGGTCGGCGATCGCCGTCCCAGCGGTCGCAGCATCGGTCGGCACCGCGCGCAACACGCCCTTGAAGTCGGCCTCTAGGCCGTTGAGCGCCTCGCCCGTCGCACCGGTCCCCACGCGGATCGCGTCGAACGCCGCGTCGAACGTCTCGCCGAGCTTCAGCGCGGCGAAGCCGCCCGCGATCGCCACCCCGACCCCCGTGCCCACCAGCGCGAACTGCGCGGCGTGACCATGGAAGAAGCCCTGCGTCTCGTCCCCGAACTTCGAGGCGTCAGGGCGGAGCGTGACGAACGCGTCGGCGATGGCGGTCACCGTTCGCCGTCCTGGTCGCTGTCCGTGTGGTCAGCGGGCCGACGGGACGTGGGCGCGCCACTTCGCGCACCGGAGCCGCGGTGGACGCCGAGGGCGGTCAGCAGGGCGAAGAACGCGCCACCCGCCCACTCCAGCACCTTCGCGAGCAGCGCATCGCCCGCCGCCTGCCCCATCGCCGTCAGGACGACGGCGAGCGCCACCAGCGCGACGAAGAGCAGCAGCAGGACAACGACGACCGTGCCCGCTTCGATCATGTGTTCCCTCATCACGGGCCCCGGTGGCGGCTGCGTTGCAGATCACCGCCCATGCGACGGGCGATCGTGATGCGGCGGCTGCGGCCGCCGTCCGCCAGCTCGTCGTCTAGCGCATGTCGCTGTTGCTCGGTCATGTGCTCCGTCACCAGCAGGTAGACGACGTTCAGGAGGCGAGCGGCTGACCAGCCGCCGATGACGTCGCGGCCTCCCGCACCGTGCCCCGCGAGAGCGAGACGACCCTCGACCGACCACCAACGGGCGTCGGCCCAGCAGGCGAGGGCGAGGGCCGCCCGGTAGGGCGCGTGGTGTACGCCGTCATGAGCGCCCCCACCGCGTTCTCCAGTTCCTCGAAGCTCACGTCCGAATGCGAGTCCATGAATCGCTCGAAGCGATCGCGCTCGCTCGCAGCGAGCACGGCCATCAGGAAGTCGTGCAGCCCGGCGACCTGCTGCATCGCGTCGCCCGAGCCCTGGCTCTTCGCGAGTTTCATCAGCGCCCAAGCGGGGAGCGTCTCCTGCGCCGCGAACCGCTCATCGCGCACAGTCAGTGCCCGCTCCATCAGGCGTAGTCCTCGTCGTGCATGAACTTGAAGGTCGCCGCGCCTGCGGGCTTCGTGCAGCGGAAGCTCATCGGCAGCGTCGCCTTGTCGGGTGCGCGCTTGCGCGCGACCTCGACGTTGCCGATCTGCAGGCAACGTCGGAACACCCACCGCTCGAAGCCGTCGATGGACTCCCAGCCGAGCATCACTGGCGTCGGCGTCTCGTCTGAGTCGGGCGGTTCGAACGTCACCACGCCGGTAGCCGTGCTCACGTCGCCGCCATTGAAGGCGCGCTGCATGTTCGTGGCGGTCATCTCGGCGAGCGCGAAGTTCACGGTCGCGCTGCGCGCGGTCTGCACGATGGCGACCGGGTCGAGTTCCTCCGCGACGACGACGTCTTCGAAGCTGCTCTCGAAGACGAAGCTCGAACCCTCGTCGGTGTAGCCGAGCGGGGTCCAGGCGACGTCCCACGCCGTCGCGAGGTCGTCCGGCTCGGTGCTCCCGAGCGGTGCGATATAAAGCTGTCCTGGCCCGACGCGGACGGCCAGCGGGTCACCCATCATCGGCTCCTTCCTGCGGCATCTCGGCCGCCGTTACTGCGCTGCGCTGGCGGCGAAGGTGGCCTCCACCACGTAGCGCGGAGTGTCGCTTTCCTCGTCCGGCTGCCAGCGCACCTGCTCGACGCGCGCGCCATGCAGCACCGTCTGTTCGTGCGTGAACCGCCCGAGCGCATCGACTGCCGTGCAGAGCTCGGCGGCTACAGCGGCCGCGGCAGCCTTCGTCGCGGCCCAGAGGTCGAACTGGATCAGGCACCGGTCGTCCGGGCCGGCGATGCGGGTGAGGACGACCTGCGGGAGTGCGGCGTCGTTCGAGAAGCCGAAGAAGACGCGGCCCTCGAGGTCGGGCAGCGCTTCACGGCCCCACGCCCGGATCGCGTCCTCGACGTCCACCCAGGTGTGCGGTTCGGCGACCATCAAGTCGCCCCGATCGCGCGGCGCACCGACGCCTGCGGCGGGCTCTGGCGGCTCCCAAACTCGATCGCAACAGCTCCTGACCCACGCATGCCCGCCTGCGCGAATGGGCCCTGCCGCCCGACGCCGGAGCGCGCGTAGGTCACGAGCTCGGCGCTCGCGGGAGGCCGGATGCGGTCACGGATGCGCTCGGCGTGCTGCTGCAGTGCGTCTGCGATCTCGGGGCCGTGATCCGCGAGCAACCGCTCGGTGGCGTCGTCGTGCAACACGAGCCTCATCTCGCACCCCCGCTCACCTGCTTGAGGCCTGCCTCGATGTGGTCGAGTCCGAGCCCCTGGCGGGGACGTGCCCAGACGACCTCGTACGTGGAACCGGTCTGCTCGTCCTGGACGCGATCGGTGTGGCGCAGATCGACCGGGTCGCAGGCGAGCCGGAACTCGACGACCTCCTGCGATCCGCCCGCGACGTGCTCGCGGCCGCTCGGCGACGAGATGTGCGCACGCACACCGCTCGCGACGGTGTCCGCCGCGGGCTGCGCGTCGTAGGGATCGCGGGTAGCGTCGACGGGCACGCGCAGTACCGCGATCGTGGTGGTGGCGAGCGGTACGGCCATCACTCCGCCTCCACGGTGACCAGCGCCCCGGCCAGCGAGCGCGCGAACTGCACGCGCTTCCGGCCGACGGTCGCCGACCCGTCGCGACCGACACGCACGCGCACGCGCTCCAGCTGCGACAAAGGCGCGGTAAGCGACGAAAGTGCTTCGTCAGGGGAGGTTCGGTCGCTTTGGTCGCTTACCGCGCGGCTCTGTTCGTCGTTCATCGCGTGCTCTCCCAGGGGAACGGGCCGATCGGGATCGGGTCGCCGCCACCCGCGACCGGGACGGGGTAGTCGGCGGCGGGCATCGCCCACGGCGAGGCAAGTTCGATCGCGCCCACGGCGGCGGTGCCCGCGGCCCGTCGCACGGCGCGGCGTTCGTCGCGGGTCATGTAGACGGCCGCCTGGACACCGCTTCGGTCGTACGAGACGGAGGCGTCCCCGAGGCTGGTCTGCGTGAGCGCGTCCGGGTTGCGAAAGGCGCGATAAGCGACCGCCAGCGCGACCTGCTCGACCACCGCGGGCACGTCGGTCAGCGCGCCCTCGTCATCCACCCAGTCCACACCGGCGTCTGCGCGGATCAACGCCGAGGCGTCGTCGAGCGCCGCCGCAGCGCGCTCGGCGTCGGCGCCTGTGAGCGTGACGCCCAGGCGGGCTTCGAGGGCGGACAGCGACGCGAGCGCGGGTGGCATCGCGGTTACGCCGGGGTGTACGGCGTGAAGGTGATCTTCACGGCGCGCACGTTCGCGGGGTCGCCGCCACTCTCGCCGTCCTCGACGGAGGCGGCGCCGGCGAAGGAAGAGACGACGGAGCGGTCGCGCAGGTAGTTCGGGTCGTAGTCCCGAATCCAGCGCAGCGCCAAGCCGTCGAACAGCGTGCTCGCGCCGAGCGCGACGCCCGACGGCACCTCGGGGGCGACGTTGGCGAAGGCGAACGCCGAGCTGTGCGCCGCGACCGCGAAGTCCGCGGAGAGCGACTGCACGTTGCCGATCACCGTGAAGCCCGCGATGCGGCCGATGATCGACTCGCGCAGCGCGCTGTCCGTGCCGGTCTCGACACGGATCGCGTTCTCCTTGAGCGCCGCCGCCTCGACCGTAGAACCGAGCAGCACGAAGCGCCCGGCGGCTGGCACCTTCGCGTCGTTGAGCGCCTTGCGGGCGTCCACGAGCGCCCGGTAGAAGGGCGAGTCCAGCGAACCCGCGGTGGGGTCGCTCTCGGCGTAGTCGACCTCCGCGGCGTAGGTCGCACCCTCGATCACGGTGGCGAGCGCGCTCTCCATCGCCTCGGCGACGGCGATGATCTGCGGGTTGAGGACCTGCGTGGCGAAGTCGGTGATGTCGAGGGTGAGCTCCTCGTCGGTGACCGCGACCGCCGAGTACGGGTGTTCGGTGAGCACCACCGGGACGGAGGTCTCGGCGATGTCGTCCAGGACGATCGGGTTGGTGCGCGTACGCCACTCGTAGTCCCGCGCGGTGAGGCGCGCGGGGACGCGGACGTTGACGGTGTCGTCCTTCGCGCCGCGGAAGTCGTCGATCCCGAGCCGGGTGACTAGGCGGGGCAGGACGAGCTCGCGGCGCAGCAGGCCGAGCGCGGTGCGGGAGATGGTCTCGGGCTTGAGGAAGGTGTTCGCCACAGGGCGCCTCCACGGGATGAGCTACAGCGGGTGAGCCGCTGCGACCTCCGTGTCGGCGTCGCGTGTGCGGGGTGGCTCGGCCTGGCGGCCGGGCCGGGTCGGTTCCTAGAACGCGGAGCGGGGCACCGCCTCCGCGAGCTTGGTCGGGTCGGTCTCCTCGGGCTCTGCTGCCGGGCGGGCGCCAGGACGGAGGCGTTCGCGTGGGCGGCGCGGCAGCTCCGTGTCGGGCTCGCCGCCGGCCGGGGCGAAGCTCGCGAGTAACTCGTCAGCGTCGGCCTCGAGGTCGTCCTCGCTGTCGCCGACCAGCCGACGCGCCTGGGTCTCCGTCAGGCCCTTCTTCAGCGCGACGCGCAGGCGGGCAGACTCACGCTCCGCGGCCGCGGCGCGGTCCTCGGCGGCGCGCCGGGCCTCGGCAAAACGCTCCTGCTCGGACTTACCCGACTCCTCGATGTCCGCGAGGCGGCGGGCTGCGTCGGCATTGTCCTTCGCCGCCTTCTCGTGCTTGCGCGCGAGCGCCTTCCACTTGGCGGCCTCGGCCTGCCAGTCCTTGTCGGGCTGGTCGTCCGGGGCGTCGTCAGGCTGCGGAACGAGTTCGTCGTCTGCCATGAGTCGAGGGTAGGCAGGCGGCATGGGCGGCAACAGGGGAAGTTGGCAG